CATCCATATTAAATTTTGTCTGTCCATGTAAAGCTCCGTTAGAACCTTTACCTACTACAACTCCTGAAATATCATAAGAGTCACAACCAAACGATCCAATATGTTCATTGCCTGGATACATCTTTCCACCCTTCTTAATCACATTGTTTTGAAGAGAAGCTTTAGGGATGTAAGTTACAAAAAATCTACCTCTTTTATTTGGGCTCCAGATCACCTTAGAATCTTTTATACCATCTTTCCAATGGAACCCACCTTGAGTCATAAAGTGTCCCATATTTATAGAATCATTATAATCTATTTGCTGGTATATTTTTGTTAAATTAAATAATGATTGTTTGCTTTCATCTCTAAACGCATGTGACTCTGTTCTAGGAAACTGTCTATAAAATTCATTTAAAGCGTCAGGATCTGAAGTTAATGATTCAACCTCGTTAGTCCAGTAATCTACAGCGCCTTGAGTAATAGGCTCTTTGTCTATTCCTTTAATAGGTTTGTCTGGATTCTTGAACACAGGCATGCCATACATGTCAATAAAACCTTCCATATTCCACTCCATAGGAATAAACAGATTATATAAACCGCTTTTTGTTTGTCCGTTAGAGTTTCTGTTTCTGCAATCAGATGACTCAAATAAATCTTTAAAATTTCTACCACCTTTATCTAACGCATTTGATGTAGATCCCATCATACATTTACCTATGACTTTACTACCTAATCTTAAACATGTTTTGGTTACACGCCAATTGTTTAATATATTCTCTGGCCTCTCCCATTTACCACTTTCATCGTGTAACAATAACTGTAACTTCTCACCATCATAACTGTTATCAGATGTATTCTTCCAGTCAATTGTTGTGTCTAATCCTTCAAGCTCCTCTTCACTTACTGTATACATATTCTTTTTAGTAATCTTAGAAGCTGGAACACGATAAGCTAATTCTGTTTTAGGCTTATCCATACCATCTTGTATAGGTTTAAAAAAGAAAGGATAGTTGTTTGATATTGGCACTATCTTATCTGTAAACATCTTCTTTGCATCCGCACCAGTTTTTGATAGTATACCTATTCTAGAATCTTTAGTTATTGTCGCTGTGTTAACACCTTCACACGAGCTCATAAATGAAAACCCAGAACGTCTTATTTTTAAATAACACATACCAAAACTTCTTTTATCAGCTTTGCATGCCTCCCAGAATATATAGAACAAACGATTTGCTTCTCTAAAGTCTGGATGACCAACGTCAATCTTTGTCCATTGTAAATACATATAATGTGTTCCTGTAATATAAGTAGGAACACCGTTATTCATAAACCAAAAACCTTCTTCTCTCCTATCAAACTCTTGTTCGATATAATCCACCCATTTGTTCTTGAATTGTATCGGAGCTTCATGCCATTGAAATATTGACTGTATTCTTTTTAACTCTTTACTTATTTCATGCGTCTCCCAATACTGATCATCTTTTTTTTTGGATCTTGAATAAACTTTTGTAGGAGCTTTTGGTAATGCAATATGTAGGCCATTTATTTCTATGACATCACCTATTTGACCTGACTTAGATATAACAACAAAATTATATTTTTCGTTATAACCATAAGTCCAAGTTCTTGCTTTATTCTTTGTAGATAAAACATTTTTTGGAACTACTCTAGTTAGTGTAGTGTATAAGTTATTTAGATCTTGATTCTGCAAATCCTTTAGGGGTATTATTTTTCTTTATATCACCACCCTCTAATAATTGCTTTTCGTCTTCTATTCTTTTAAGGATCTCAAAAGCGTCAAAGATAGCAAGCTTTTTAGTAGCGGCAGCATTCTTTAGTCTGTCAGCAGCTAACTCATCATCCTTATCGTATTTAATAATATCTTCTTTAGCTACCTTTATTAATTGTATAACAGCTTTTTCTCCAGCTTTTATTATTTGTTCTTTAATATCTTTAATATCCATTTACATAATCATAGTTATGTTATCTGTAAACATTCTATATAGCTTTTCATCTTCTACATAAAACTCATACTCAGACTCAGGAGTAAAAGACACTTCGTCTCCTACCTTTACACCTAAGTTTTTTAACTCTTGATTGTTATATTTAACAACACCCATAAGAGGTTCTTCTTTGCCGGTCTTTCCTAAAAAAGATTTTTTTGGCGGAATAGGTTTTATAAAACAATACTTAGAATGGCTTTTCCACTCTTCTTTATTATAATACAAAAAAAATTGATCAAAGTCAATAAAGAATAAATCGTCTTTAAAAAAGCTTTTACCACTTTTCTCACGCCCGTACATGTCATTGTAATATTTAAAAACATTATGATGTACTAAAAGTATGTCACCTATATTGACATCTCCTGAATAATTTATTGGAGTTGACACCACTTGCGCATACCTATTAGCCGTTTTATGATCTTCTTTTGATACGCTAATTAAAAAATCTAAGTCTCCTATTTTCTTTACATTATCATACCTAGTGCCGTTTACAGGACGTACAATAAATGAAAATGGAGATTGCATTAAAAGTTTATATTATATTCGATAGAAATAGGTAAGGTAGTTTTAAACTCTTTCCATATAACAATTTCTTTATTTTTTTCTATCCAAATCTTATATGAACTTGCGCCTGAGTCGTGCTGTATTAAATGAATAATATAAGATCCTCCAAGAACATCCTGCCCTACTATGTAATGCATAGCTCCAGACTTATAGTCTGCTCCTATTGAAATCTTTCTAATGTCCATTTAATTAAAATGTAGAATCTAATTTTAGCTTTCTGTATGTAATATTTATATATAAAGTTCCATTCCCTGCACTTGGACTAGCCAAACCACCTAATGTTATTCCTGCGTTTTCTGCAATAAATTCAGCAGGTGAAGGATCGTTTTTATATACTTTTTTACTTGCAGCGTTTAATAAATTTATATCCAAAGGTTCTTGAATAGTTCCTTGTGTTATATTTAAAGTGTTTACAAAATTATAAGGAGTTGATCCTGGAATCATTAAGCTTACAATTTCGCTAACATCATACACATAACCGTCTCCAGGAGGAGCTAGCAATGTGTATGGTTGTGCTGCAATTACTTTTAAATAAGTTTCTGGAATAGCTATTGTAACGGACGTAGTATTTAAGCCAAATAAAGTTTGTAAGTTTTCTAACGTACAAGTTTTAGTGTTTAAATTATTCTCTGCATCAGTTAGCACAAAGTAATCCGGCAGTGTAGGAATTATACTTGAGTACGCTGTGGTATTACTTATTCTAGCCATTGTTTTATTTTATAGGTTCTGCTTCTACTGCTTGCGGTTTTTTAGTGACAATACCTGTTGCTAAATCAATAACAGCATCTTGCCCATATTTCTCCGCTAATTTTTTCTCTTCAATACCAAACGCACCTCTTAAGTCTTCTAAAGCTTTTAGATTCATTTGCTGTCTTAATACATTATCAGCAATCTCTAATTTAGCTTTAGTAAAGTCTTGGTTTAGTTCTTGAATTTTTTTTAATTCGTCTTCAGTTAATTTAATTTCACTCATTTTAATTTATTTTTAATGTTAATTTTATTTATGTAAATATAGTAAATATATTATTCTTCTTCAACCGGCGGAATCGGTGCTGGGTTATCCCATGTAAAGTATAAATCTTCATCTACAGGATGCTTCTCTAAATCTATTTGTTTAGATAAATTTGCTTCCATCTCAGCTACAGGCAGTCCTGCTTTTAGCCAGCTAACAACTACATTCTCAAACGCTTCATCGTCTGTGTAAGGAACAAAAGGTGTTGACGGATCATACTGTAAAGTGTAGGTTCCTATTTGGCTAGCGGTGTATTGCGAGTCTTTGTCGTCTTGAGCGGTATACGTCCAATGTACTGTGTAGATTACGTTTTGATTCCCATCTTCTTCGATACGGGCGTTCATTTGATTTATTGTCCATTTATAAAAATTTGCCATTCTTTAATATTTTTACAAAGATAATTATTTATTTTTTAATAATTCTATTTCAGCTTTTAGTTCTTGTATTGACTTAACTAATAAAGGAACTATTTTAGAATAATCAACTTGTTGTGGCTCTATTTCTCCTTTATCATTTAATGCATCTTTTTTTCCTGAAACTGCTTGTGGTAAAACTTCTTGCAATTCGTGAGCCATAACTCCATAACTTCTGCTTTCATCTAATTTCCATTTAAAGTCATATACAGGAATTTTAGACACTTTATCTAAACCATTAAAATCTTGTAAATCTTTTTTTAATCTATAATCTGAAGATGTATTATAAGTTGTGCTGCTTCCTGAAGTATCTATAGTTCCAACATTATTACTGTTAAAATTACTAAAAAGTATGTGAGTTCTTGTTGCAGTTGATGCTACTGTGGTAACTATTGGAATACCATTATCTAAAGTTGCATCTCCAATTTGTAAAAAATGTAGGTTAGAAGAATCATAATCAGCAGTTCTACGAATCATAACTTCCCCCCCACTTGTAATACGCATGGCTTCATTAGCGCTAATATCTGTTGAACCTCCTGCGGCTTGAACTGCAAAACTCATTATACTTCCTGTGCTACCGTTGCCATTACCCTTTAGACTACGTATTTCAGTTGTTACCGCTGTGTTATCATCTCCACTCCAATATCTCCCATTCATTCTAATCAGACATTGTACATCGTTAAGATTATAATTATTTCCGTGATCAGTTATTTTAAATTCAGTTTTACTACTAGCATTATAATTAGCACCATCTACATGAAGTTTTACTTGAGGCGAGGCCGTTCCGATCCCGACGTAGCCGCTTTGTTTTAGAACCATCTGTGTGGTAAATGTAACTGCCGCGCCAGCTACTCCTGCTACATTAGACGTTGAAAAAGTATGATCACCAAGTTGTTGTTGGTATTGCATAGCATAACCTGGAGCCGCAGCCGTACCATTTATAAACTGACCGCCTGATGTGCTAAATTTAAAATTAGTAGTAACCCAAGTTGCTGAATCTTGACCAACACCATCAGCGTGTCCTTGAAATCCACTTTGCTCACCTATTCTTAATTGTTTGATATAAGTTACCATATTGGTTTCTGGAGCTACTCCAATACCTATATTCCCATCAGTATTAATAGTCATTCTAGTAGAACCATTACTATAAAATTGAATATCATCAGATTTCTGCTGAACTAAATATAA